GCCCTCGATGAACAGCTTGGTTCCCTTCTTTACATAGGATGCAATGAAGTCGACCTTGCGCTCGTCAAAAACTGTGACGTTTACCCACGTTGTAATCTTCTCGCCCTTGATTTTTTTGTTAGAGGCGAGTGAGAACCGCGCCAACTTGACGCCCTTCTCTGTAGTCTTGATCTCGGGATCGCTCCCGACATTGCCCATAGCCTGCATGGTAAGCATAATAATCTCCTTGTTTCACTGGCTTGGTTGCGGATTATTCCGCGTCTCCGGTCTGCACGATTGCATCACGAATGGCTTTGGCGCGTGCTTGATACGCTTGTACAGCACGGGCTTTCTCGGCTGGCTTAACTGTGCCAACCTTATTGATTGCGTCCTTGTATCTATCGAGCAAGGACTTGAGATCATCTTCTGTCTGCGCAATGCTGACTGCTTGCATGAACTCAGCAAGTTCTGCTTCTTCTGGTAGGTGCGGAGCAAACTGTTCGGCAACTTCCTTGAGATACTTGCTGTCTTCGAACTGACCCATGTGGATGTCGGCACCAACGCCTACAAACTTGAGCGCGTTGTTGACTGCATCGGTGTAGGCTTTCTTGAATGCCTCGTCGTCTGGTGCCATGCGTCCATCACGGAATTGATCTTGCACGGTGTCACCACCTACGCCAAAAAATACATTGTCACGATCTGTATGCCAGCAGCCGACCCAACAGTAGACCATGACACGACCCGTATCTTTGGTCAGGTCGACGACTTGGAAGGTGGGTTCGTTCATACCCCAGCCTTCACCGACTGGGCCGAAGTGCTTGGTCATCTGCTCGATGATCCAGATAGGCTTGAGCGCAGTACCCTTGAACCCACCGGAGCGTGAGAAACTTTTGGTATGCTTAGGGTCGGTAGCTTTGAGTGCGTTCCAATGACGCAGCTTTAGTTCACTCATGATTATCTCCAGTCAATTGCCATACGATAACGGCACGTTCGGTTTCGGGATCGATCTTGCGTTGCCCACTGTCATCGATACGACCAGCAAGGCGCAACTCCGAGGTGCGTGGTTGCACTGAACGATAGCTGCGCTTGATAGCGTTTGCGATTTCAAAGGTAGCCATCGGCCGGACGCTTAATGCGCGCAGCACCTGGCTTTGCAAGAGCGGGGCTTTGCTAGCCATAAACTTGGCGGCAGCGTGTGATGTATCTCCACCTTGGTAGGCAGGTACGTCAGGGTAATACTGGGTATCCATACTTCTCTCCTTAGCTTACGTCTTTCTTATTCTTCTCGCCGCACTTGATGCAGCGATACAATATGTACCCATTCTTATTTTCAGTTAGCATGTAGGCGCATCTACACTTTTCGTCGTCAACATCCATTTCTCCATCGTGAAATGATGTGTCGAGTGATGGGCTAGAATAGTTTGGATATGGCCGACCTGTTTCGGGGTCAATGTCTTGAGGATCAATCATTGCTTTCTCCTTAGCTTACGTCTTTCTCATACGAATCACCGCACAGAATGCAGCGATACACAACACAGCCCATGCCTATGCCACTGGTGTACGCATAGTTGTGGTCGCACGCTTGGGTCTTCGACTCTAGTCTGTCAGCACGTTTCTCTTGCTGCTCGATCCAGTCGGTATAGATGGCTGTCGGCTGCTTGCTATCGAGCATGTCGTTAGCCCACTGCCTTGCCCATCGTATTGCGATAGAACAATTCCTACCTTCTTTTTGCAAGGCAACAAAACGATGCTCGAGATCGGAGCAACGCTTGATTAAGTCTGTTCTTTCTTCCGTGCTAATAGACATTTTACACTCTCCTGTTCTTGTCTCTGGGCTGCAATGGTGGACGCCCTCACCCTAGGAGGGGCGTCCATCCATGCTGGCCGAGATCTACCTTTCTCATCAACGCGTGTTGCTATAGGACGTTTCATTCTTGGAACTCCTCATATTTTCCCATGTTGCCCAGGCGAATGACATCGCCCAGGTTGTTATATATATCAACTAGGGTGTCGAGGTTTGCACCAAGGTACACCATTGGTGCCGCTAATAGCTGCTCTGATGAGCGCCACATAGACATGGCTACTGCCTCTACTGCATGTTCATCCATCACACATCTTCCTTTGTTATGCGCAGCGAGCCACGCTTGTCGCGCTTGATAATAATGCCATAACCCTTTGCATCGGATGCATCGGCTGGCACTAGCGTCTTGAGTTTATCCTTGGCACCTTCGTATGCAGCAGCTGCGTTAGCGTGCTGCAAATAGTCTGTGGCTGCGTCAGCCCACTCGTTGTTACCAAGCATGTCATAGGATTGGAGACCACCCACCAGTGTCTTAGGTACGAGGCGCATGATCTCCGCTTGCTTTCCCGTAGGGATAATGTCCGGCGCAATCTTGTTCTCGACGTGCCACCAAAATGCAGTCTCTTGCTTGATAAGCTCGTCGATCAAGTCTTGATTGCGATCAACGCGCAACATCTCCGGCTCGTCATTGCCAGCTATCACTGAAAAATAGCAGTAGCTTTTGCCAGTGCAAGCAAGCTGGTGTTGCAGCTGCGGCATGTAGTACAATGCTTTGTCGCGTGCAGTTGCACGGCTGTTGCTGTGCTTGACCTCGATGAAGGTGTCTTCATCTTGCCGCCAGCCATCGAGGTGGCAGAACATGAACTCATGTTGCGGATGGTAAATGCGTTCGCTGCGGTCATCGAGTACGAAGTCGTGCATCTGTGACAACCACAACAGGTGAAACGGTTCAGTGTAGCTGCCTAGCTGGACACGAAACACATAAGACAGGTCTTCCGGATCAGCTTGCTGCGTCTTTTCCATGTATAATTTGTGCCAGTCACCATCGACTATGCGCTTGGCATCGGATGCACCGAGACCAAGATGACGGTCAAGCAGAACGATTGAATTGGTTTGCATTATTCTCTCCTTAGATTGGTATACATACTGCGTGAATGCAGGATAGTATAGTTAAAACGTGCGGCTGCGCAGGATTTTTAGTGCGCGAATGATTGTGTTGCGCTGGTAACGCAGCTTACGTTCCTTGGCGCGCAGTCTTTCCTTCATTTCATCGCCATGCTCGATGAAGTCAGCAGGGTATGGAAGTCTAGGCCACTTATGTTGTAGCACTAGTACGTCCCGCGCCCTCACGAAGGCGGGGTGCGGGAGCGTACGCAGTGCAGCCATATATAATTCTAAGCCAATGGCTTCTGGCACTTCGACTTGGAACATCTCGGCCATAGCATTGAGGGTGGACAGTATCTGTTCGTCAGAAGGTGGGCGCTGCAAGCGCATCATCCCACGAATGTCAGCTTCAATCGATTGCTTGGCTTCCAACAACCAGTCGGAGGACTGGGACATCGCGTAGTCTTGTGACATTATCATGTCCCTGAACGCTGCCGCTGTCTCGTCGAGCCATTGCTGCGTCGATGCGCTCAGAGTTACGTGTCCTTCTCTCGTCACTTCGAGTTGGGAAACGGGAGCCGCCACTTGTGTAGTCACGGGTTGCTCGGATAATCCAGTTTCTCCAACTGGCATCCCAATCTTTTCTACTTTCACCTTTGCTCTGATAATAGTTGACGAACTTTTCGGACTCGATGGTGGTGTCGACATTAGGTGCTCTCTCCTTTGCCCATGCAAGAAGGGTATCAGATGCACACCAGTCTGCACTGATCGCACGCGCACGCTTCATTGACGGTTCTTTAACGGTTACTGACGGTTCGGGTATCACCATGAGACGGGTCTGGTCGCACGGTGAGACGGGTGTAGTCTCATCATGAGACGGGGGTGGTATCACTGTGATACTGGTATCACTATGAGACTGGTTGCATGATGAGACGGGTAACATAAGATTGTATCGGTTTACTTTGCCTTGCTCATAAGCTTGCGAGACAAGGCCAAGGCCAGTTAATGTTTCGATAGATCGAAAGATTGTAGCGCGTGACAATCCTGTCCGCTTGACAAGGCGTGCCACACTAGGCCAACAATAGCCTGTTGCATTGGCATGATCGGCAAGTGATAGCAGCACAAGCTTGGCGCTTGGTATGCTGATGTTTTGCTCGAACGCCCATTCGATTGCGTTGATTGCCATTGAATTCTCCCGTCCAAAAGCAGCTAAGACTTCTGCTCTTTGGCTTCTCTTGTTGCTTGTTGCTCATCGAAGTAACCCGCAAGCCATCGCTTGTATCTACTGTCAGCATGAGTGCTGCGCGGATAAGGGTTGTCCTCGTATGACACGCCAGCTTTAAACATGCTGCGGCCATTAAAATATTCTACGTTATCTTTGCGTGGCATTTTTATCTCCAGTTAAGGAGCAAGGCGATCAGCCCATGCTGGTAGCTTGGACGCTGGCACCTCGCATAAGGTGATTCCATAAAGGGCTTCGACTAATTTTTTCTTGATAATATATACGTCAGTCTTCCAACCCTTAACATCCTCGATGCAGATGCGCAGGGTGCGCCCGAGTTCATCGATGACTTTGTATCTAAAGTCAGCACGATAGCTGCATATCTTCTGGTTGTTAATGACGACTGCGTAGTTAGGTTGCAGTTCAAGATCGATGATCATACCTTGTGCCATCATAGCTGTAAGCTGTTGATAGCGTAGCAGTTCTGCCTTCGATTGAAAGTAATGCCCATCGTATCGCTCACCGATGGCATTGAATTTTGATTTGCGTTTCTCTTTAGTTTTGCGCGCTGGCATAATGCGCGCACCAACACGCTTAGGTTTGGCAGTTGCATCTGTCATTACGATACTCCCCTTCAGAGATTATTAGTTGGACACCCAATGCTTTACACCAGCACATAAGAAAGAAAGCACCAGGCAATCGAGCCTTGCTCTCCCACTTGGCAGTCATCCCTTCGGAGACGCCTATTATATCGTCAAGGCTGGCTTGACTGATACCCTTTTGCTTGCGTGTAACTGCAAGAGTTTTAATTAACTCAGAGTAATAGCTTTGTTCTTCGCTACTAAGCTGTCGTGACTGTGCGATTGGACGCGTTAGGCTGGCTACCATGCTTGGATAATCCCCTCGTTTTCCAGAGTTGCATAATGTCAGAGACCTGTTTCGCGGTTGCGAACTTAAGGTCTGCTCCATATTTCGAGCGATAATATGTGGAGCTTGGCAAGCCAGCTTGAGCAAAGGCACGGCGCAATGTGCGTTCAGTGTCAGTGTCAAAGGCTACTGCCTCGGCGCGGAGTTGTTCGATGTAGGACATAAGTTGCATGCCCGTAGTATACTGCGCCGAAGCAGCAATGCAATGGTTTAATGCTAGGCACTAATCTTCAGTAGCTTCGGCTAGTTCCTTAGCATTGACGCAATCGTTATCCCATTTGCGGATAGCATCATACTGACTCTCACCTTTAGGATCATTGAACACGTTGCCGTTTATCAATTTAATTTCCAACGGATAATCAGTTGAATAATATACTACGCCAAGCGTTCGAGTGTATGTTGAACTGTAAACTGTTGAGCCAATCAGCAAGTTTATAAAGTCGAGTGTGATTTTGTTGACGGGTAGCAGCAACATATTGCCGCCGATTTCTACGCAGAATGCTTCCTGCTTACTAATGCGGGTATCGGTAGTCATAATTTTAGCTTTCAATTTTGAAGTGAAACCAAGTTCGAACACGCATGTTGTCCGACCTTGCGGCGGCGCTGGCGTTGACGATTCAACCCAGGCCCAGCCGCGAGATAGAACAGGGCGACAGCTGCCGCCCGTGCCTTGCTCTAATGCTTGTCGTTGACGATGAGATATACTGTAGCAAATAAGACGTAGGTGAGCACTGCTGCTGCGGTTAAATCTAAGAATGACATTTATTTTCTCCAGTTATTTGTACGCTTATGGAAAACGGCCAGTTGGTTAATCGGCAGTGCCGAATCCTTCAGTCCCTTGACTAGCAAGCCTGTCAAGCAGGCTCACATCGCAGGTCGATACTGTTCCATAAGCGTAGAAATAAAAGGCGAGGCCGAAGCCCCGCCTTTCGGTGATGTTAGCCAACTGCCTCCCATGGTGCAGCATCAACGCCACCTGCGAGATTGCCTTCGCCTGTTCCGAGAAGGATACGGGCGCGCTTTTGTGCTTCGCTGAGGTTGGCAGGGTCAACCTTGTGTTCAGAGCGTGGCAAGCTTGACATGCGCAGCTCTTCGCCAGTTGTCTTCTGGTATACGTTGAAGGCTGTTTCCTTCATGGCGTTGAGTGTCTGAACCTGTAAGGTTGAGCGCTCGAGGGCATCAAGTGCCTTCTGTAATTGTAACTCGGTGATTTCGTCGCCAGTATGCTCACGAGCTGCCTTGCGAGCAATCATCTGAGCTTTGGCGTGGAAACCATCGGCGCTTTCCAGTGCCTTGGTTACAGTGTAAGCAATGCCGTTGAGGACGCGCTTCTGCGGATACCACATCTGATTGCGCACTGTAACTTCGCCAGTATCAGTATCTGTGAACTCGTATGGTTCATTGAGAAATTCTGCAATGTCTTCGATTGCTTTGGTGAGTTGCTTAATGCTTGTCATGTTACTTCTCCAGTCTGTGTCGTTCGGGGTCCATCCCCGCGACAGGCAATACAACGGCCAGGTTCTCAACATCGTTCGACAAGGGCCGAGCAAACGTAGTGCAGTAAGGTCCCTTGCGAAGCCGAAGGCCAAGCACCTCTTGGTGCGCAGCATGTTGAGGTTCTGGCAGGCAGGATTGACCGCGTGATGGATACCGATTGATGCGGACTGGAGGGACATACGCCACGCATTAAGCAACTCACCAACGCCATCCCTTCAATCATTATTCTGTCATCTTATGTACCTGTTTCAATGCTTTGCTTCTGGTGCATTGACACGCATTCATGTGGGTGGCATCCCTCGCGCGCGCTCTCTTGCTTCTTATGTAAAGGACAACCGAATCGTATGAGTTCTCTTCCCATGACTGTGAATGCTGTTAAGTCCGCTAAGGCTCTGACCACCAAAGAACGTGCCTTTGTTGAGGCTTATGTAGAGTTCGATGGAAACAGAGAACAGGCCATCACCGAAGCTGGTTACAATACAACCTATCCAAGACAGTTAGCTGTTGAGTTACTTAGGAAACCACACATCATTCAGGCACTGCTTGAAGAGACTGGATTGAAGCTTGTTTCAAGCGCACCTAAGGCTCTTGCAACCCTGCAGAGGTTAATGGATGCCAAGAGTGACTATGTTGCTCTAGAAGCTGCGCGCGATGTCTTGGATCGTTCTGGCTTCAAGTCTGCTGAGAAGCATGACCATCGAATTACCGGCGATGTGTCCATACAGATTGATCTGAGTTAGGGG